TATGAGTACGATGAACGTGGTTGGCATTAACTAAACAGGAGGGAAATATGGAAATAACATTAAAAGATATGAAAGAGTTGTTCGGCGCAACGGCAGTAGAATTGCCGTTCGAGGTAGGTAGCAAATGGTTAATTCGCACGGTGACGTTTGCAGTTACAGGCAAAGTTAAGCAGGTAAAGGGTAAGTTTATCGTGTTGGAGGATGCAGCTTGGGTTGCTGATACTGGACGTTTCAGCACAGCGATTGAATCAGGAACGCTATCAGAAGTTGAAGCAGTGACGGTTGATGTCGTTGTAAATAGCGATAGCATTGTCGATGCGTATGTGTGGAAGCATGAGTTGCCGAAAGAAACGATATGATGAAAATGCAGTTTTTAACGTGGTGTAGGTTTGGGCCTGGGTGTTGGTCTATGTGGGGGTCTTGGTCTACGTTCGGGTATAGGTCTAGGTCCGTGTATAGATCTGGGCCTAGATCTTGGTGTGAATCTCGGTACGGTAGATGAAGCAACAACCATATTATGAAGATGAGCATGTTACGCTATATCACGGCGATTGCGCTGATATATTGCCGCATTTGCCACAGGTGGATCTAGTGCTTACTGATCCTCCTTATGGAATAGGCATAGCAAGTAACCCTGTTAGACAAAAACACGAACGCAAAGATTGGGATAATGCACCACCTGATTACAGGTTAATAAAGCTGGTAGTAAAGGCTGGTAAGCAAGCAATTATTTGGGGAGGTAACTATTTTGCGTTGCCCCCCAGCCAATGTTTTTTCATTTGGGATAAACAGCAACCTGAAAAGTTTAGTTTGGCTATGGTTGAGATGGCTTGGACTAACATAAAAATGCCAGCCAAGATGTTCAGAAAGTCTGTTTTGAGTTACACAAAAGAGCATCCTACTGAAAAGCCAGTTTCGTTAATGTCCTGGTGTATAGGCAAAAGCAATAATCCATTAAGCATATTAGATCCGTTTGCTGGCAGTGGAAGTACGCTTAGAGCGGCTAAGGATATGGGAATTAAAGCAATAGGCATTGAACGAGAAAAGCAGTATTGCGATGTAATAGTTAAGCGAATGAAGCAACAGGTGTTGGCGTTTTAATATGAAGCAACAAGTTGTATGGGCTCCTCAACCCGGAGCGCAACAAGCATACGTTGAGTGTCCGCTACCGTTTATCGGGTTCGGCGGCGCTCGAGGCGGTGGTAAGACCGATGCGGTACTGGGGCGATTCGGCATCCGCGCTTGCGAAGACGGTAAGCGCAACATGGTGTTTTTCCGAAAAGAGTTGCCGCAAGCGGATGACCTTATCGAGCGCGCAAAAGAGATATACATGCCGCTTGGTGCTGGGTACAACGGCATGAAAAACCAGTTTACGTTCCCCAGCGGTGCGCGCATACGGTTTCGACCGTTGTTTAATGACGATGACGCGCAGAAGTATCAGGGGCAGAACTTAACCGATGCGGCGGTAGAAGAGGCGGGCAACTATCCCGAACCATCGCCTATTATGAAGATATTTGGGTGTTTGCGCGGTAGCAAGACGCCGAACTTGACACTTACGTTCAACCCGGGCGGCTCTGGGCATCATTGGCTAAAAGAGATGTTCATCAAGCAAGCGCCGAAGGGAATGGAAGTGCTGAAGATGAAGCTACCGACTGGAACGGAAGTGCCGTACGTGTACATCCCCAGCCGCATACAGGACAACAAAAAGCTACTCGAAAAAGATCCGGGGTACATCGACCGCCTCCACCTAGTTGGTTCGCCGGAGTTGGTGCGCGCGTGGTTAGAAGGCGACTTTGAAATACACGAAGGCAGTTACTTTCCCGAGTTTAGCCAACGGCATATCGTCAAGCCGTTTCCAGTACCGAAGCATTGGCATCGCTATCTCGGCTACGACTGGGGTTTTCGTTCGCCGTTTTGTGCAGTATGGGGCGCGGTATCATCAGGGAAAGATGACGCTGGAAACGAAGTGCCGTATCCCAAAGGTGCTATCATCATTTACCGGGAGTTATGGGGCAAGCAAGTTGAGAACACGGAGCAGGCGCGGCGCATCGCTGAACTATCAGGGCGGGAGCAAGTATTCACCGCGGCAGACACAGCAATATTTAACGATCAGGGCGGCATATCAATCGGTGAGCAGATGAACAAGGTGCTATCCGAGTACAAGCATCCTCCGCTGCAACCGGCGGACAAGGATAGGCTTTCCGGCTGGTCACAGATACGGCAACGGCTCATGGCAAAGCCTGCGATGCTATACTTTTTTTCGACTTGTCCGTATTTGATCGACAGCATACCATCGTTGCAGTACGATCCGAGAAAGCCCGAGGACTTGGACAGTACCGGCAACGACCACGGCGCAGACGCCGTACGATACCTCTGTAAAGCACGCATCCTTGAGCCAACGTACAAGAAAGAGGTGGAGCCGATGCGCGGTGGTAGGATAGAGTTGTCACAGCTAATCAAGCAAGTTAAGCGAGATCGAAGGCAACCGAAAATATGATGGACGATACCAACGAAACCCCGGGCATACAAAAGTTTGACGCACGCTATTGGAACGCGCAGATACAATCGGCTATCGACAGACATCAGCCGTTCTTCGATGCTGGGAAGGAATCAATTAAATTATACAAAGCAAAACACGAACTTACCGAGACAAAACGACGTCTGAACATTTGGTGGTATTGCGTCAATACGCTTATGCCAGCGTACTATTCATCAACACCGAAAGCACAGGTAAGGCTTCGCAAACGTACCGGATCACTAGCAACAGAAGCCGGAGCGGTGATACTGGAGCGAAACGCACAGTACGCATTAGACGAGTATTTTGATTTTGACCGGGTGGCACAAAACGCAACACTGCAGTACTTACTCACAGGCAGAGCCGTATTGTGGGCGCGGTATGAGCCGGAGTTTGAATCCGAAATGCGCGAGTTTGATCTATTTGCCACCGGCGACGGCGCCATCATCGACGCAGACCAACAGCCTTTTGACACCGAGCAAGAGGGGTTGGAACTTACACCGGGCGAAAACGGCGTCATATCCGCTCGCATGGTGCTTGAGGTTAAGAAAGAGGACAAAGCGGTTCTCGAGTGCGTGCAATACGACGACTTTCTTACCAGCGACGCTAGAAACGAGTCAGAAATAGACTGGGTTGCCAGACGTGCGTATATGTCACGGAAACAAGTCACTGATATGCTTGGCGCCGAAGTTGCCGATCGGCTATCTTACAACGCTTTCCCCGGCGATATGAAGCGCGCCAGCCGACGCGAAGTACACGCATATGACGGTAAAGCAGAGTTGTGGGAGGTGTGGTGTAAGCGTTCCGAAAAAGTGTACTGGGTACAGCTAAACGGGGACAAGACGATACTGCAAGAGGGTGAAGCGCCGATTGATTTTGAAGGATTCTTTCCGTGCGTTATGATCAACAGCTCAACCGATCCGGAGTCAGTGATACCGACGTCGGACTACATGCACGTAAAAGACCAGATCCTCGAGGTTGAGCGATTAACAACACGAATCTTTTATACAATACAAGCGGTTAGAGCCAACGGTACACATGATGCAACGCTCGGCGATGAAGTCGAAGGGTTGCTAAACGACGACCTGAAAATGCTACCAGTGCAGAACGCTACCAGCCTCCGACAGCGCGGCGGGTTAGCCGGTGGCATCGAGTTTCTGAACGTGATGCCGTATGTCAACACGTTGCAAGTTTTGCAAGATGCGCGGCAAAAAGCGATTGCACAGTTATTTGAAACGCTGAAGGTTAGCGACCTACTCCGAGGCGCAAGCGATCCGCGGAAGACGGCAACGGCTAATAGACTTGAATCGTCGTGGTCATCGCTGGGGTTAATTGTACGGCAGAACGAATACGCCAAGTTTATTGGCGATGGTATCGGGTTACTTACAACGATTATTGCCGAGCAGTTTGAGCCAGCAACTATCTTTGAGATTGCCGACGCCGACAACTTCCTCGTTCCCCAGCTACCCGATCCGATGATGCTGGATCAGGTAAAACAGCAGGTTTATCAGATAATCAACGACGATGATCAGCGTTGCTACCGCATACAAGTAAGCTCCGACAGTATGATCGCGCTCGATCAAGCGCAAGAGAAGGCGGAAGGGTTAGAAATGCTACAAGTAGTGGGCAGTTTCTTCGACCAGATGCAGGCAATGATTGAGCAATATCCGCCGCTTGCAACGTTTTCCATGGCGATACTATCCAACCTGATCAGGCGGTTTAAGGGCGGTGAAGAGGTAGAAGGTTCGTTTCAGAACGCGCTTGGCACTATCACACAGATGGCGCAACAGCGTGAACAAGCCGCAAGTCAGCAACAGCAGCCCGATCCGGCGATGATGCAACTGCA